AAGGCATACAAGGCATTCAGGGTATTCAAGGTGTTCAAGGTGATGTTGGACTTACAGGTCCTACAGGCTCTCAAGGTGTTGTTGGTCCGACAGGTTCGCAAGGCGATGTAGGTGCAACAGGTCCTACTGGGGCAACTGGTCCAACTGGTCCGCAAGGTCAAGATGGTCAATCATCTAGTTATTATGACTATAGAGTAGATGGCAATGTAACAAGTGGAGTTCCTACCCCACAATATATGTATTACAACAATGCTACTCAAATACTAGCAACACAACTTACATTTAGTCATATTGATGCAGATGGTGTAGATATTGATATATTCCTTGGCTTTATTAAGACAGGTGATACTTTAATCCTGCAAGATAAAGATAATTCTGCTAATACTCAAAAGTGGACTGTATCAGCAACACCAACTGTAGTTCCTAATAGTTATGTAAATATTCCTGTTACTTTAGTAAGTTCAACAGGAACAGGCACAACAAACTTTCCGCATAACAAATCAATAATTTTTGTTATTCAATCTATTGGTGTTACTGGTCCTACTGGGGCAACTGGACCAACAGGAGCACAGTCAACTGTTGCAGGACCTACTGGACCGACAGGAGATATTGGACCAACTGGACCGACAGGACCACAAGGCGAAGTCGGACCCACAGGATCACAAGGTATTCAAGGGGTTCAAGGAATTCAAGGAATACAAGGCGAAGTCGGACCAACAGGACCAACTGGATTAACTGGTGCTACAGGTGCAGTAGGACCCACAGGACCGACAGGTGCTCAAGGTATTCAAGGCGATGTTGGACCTACAGGACCGCAGGGAGTACAGGGAATTCAGGGTATTCAGGGCGAAGTAGGACCAACGGGTCCGACAGGTTCTACAGGTGCGACAGGTGCGATTGGACCAACTGGTCCGACAGGTGCAACAGGCGATACAGGTGCAACAGGGGCAGTAGGTCCAACAGGTCCAACGGGTGCTCAAGGCATACAAGGAGTTATTGGACCTACAGGTCCAACTGGGGCTCAAGGTGTGCAGGGAATACAAGGTGTGCAGGGCGATGTAGGTCCGACAGGTCCAACAGGAAGCACAGGTGCAACAGGGGCTACAGGACCTACAGGTAGCACAGGCATTGTTAACTATGACATTTTTACTGCTACTGCATCACAGACCACATTTACAACTTCTGCAAGTTACACATCAGGCAAAATTAATGTGTTTGCAAATGGTGTGCGTATGGTTAATGGAGTAGATGTAACTGTAACAAGTGGTACAAGCGTTGTATTTGCTACAGGTCTTGCATCAGGAACAAGAGTAGATTTAGTTTATTAAAAAAATAGGATAAGACATGAAAATAGCGGTATATGCAATATCAAAAAATGAGGAACAATTTGTAAAACGATTCTGTCAGTCTGCTAAAAATGCTGATATGGTATTAATAGCAGACACAGGCTCGACTGACAATACTGTTAATGAAGCCAAAAAATATGGGGCTACTGTTCATTCCATTTCTGTTATGCCTTGGCGTTTTGATATTGCTAGGGACGTGGCACTTTGCTTAATTCCTGCAGATATAGATGTTTGCATTAGTTTAGACCTAGATGAAGAACTGCAAGAAGGTTGGCGAGAAGAAATAGAAAAAGTATGGAAAGAAGATACTACTCGCTTACGCTATAAGTTTGATTGGGGGTGTGGAATTGCTTTCTATTACGAAAAAATTCACCATCGTAAAGGCTATCATTGGCATCACCCTTGCCATGAGTATCCTGTTCCTGATATTAGGACCAATGAAGTATGGGCTTTTACTGATAAATTATTGGTTGTACACAAACCTGACCCTACAAAATCTCGTGGTCAATACCTTGATTTATTAGAAGTTAGCGTTAAAGAAGATCCAAGATGCCCTAGAAATGCGTTCTATTACGCAAGAGAACTAACCTTTTATAGCAAATGGTTAGATGCTATTGTGGCTCTTAATCGTTATTTGGCTATGCCTGAAGCAACTTGGCAAAATGAACGATGCTATGCAATGCGTTTACTTGGCAAAGCCTATGATGCTATGGGTCAAGATGGCAGAGAATGGTATCGCAAGGCTTGTGCAGAAGCACCTAATACTAGAGAGCCTTGGGTAGAACTTGCTCATTCATGTTATCTCAAGGGCGAATGGCAAGAATGTTTTGATTCTGCTACAAGGTCATTAGAGATTAAAGATAAAGAATTTGTATATACAATGGACCCAACTGTATGGGGTGCAAAGCCACATGACTTAATTGCAATCTCAGCGTATCATTTAGGCTTAAAACAAGAATCCATAAGACACGGAACAATAGCGGTTGAAATGGAACCTGCTAATGACAGGCTTATAAACAATCTTGAGTATTACAAAGCATGACTGAAACTGAAGCCCGATTAAATTCTCATGAGGCCGTTTGCCTATTGCGATATGAATCTATTAATGCAAGGCTTAAACGCATTGAAAAAATATTAATTACATCTGCATTTGGATTAATTACAACAGGCTTTGCTATGTGTGGTGTTTTGCTTACTATAGTTCTCAAGTTAAATTAATTATGATGTATGTCAGACGAACTCGGATTGTCGGCTGGTGCCAAGGGGATCAGCGAGGGGATTAAGACTGGTCGAGAGGCTGGGCGAGAGATTGGTAAGAACATCGAAGATGTTCAGAAAGAAGCAGTAGATGTAGCGAAAGAACGGGCGAATGCCAAGATTCGTGAGCGTAGAGAAGCAGAGTTAAGAAAAGAACGGGCAATATTTAAAGCCCTTGAGGAGTACAAACACCGCAAAAAGATAAGCGATGAAGAGTACAAATTAAGGGTGGATTTTATAAAGCAGTACGGCACTAAAGAGTGGCAGAAGCTGATAGACATTAAGACCGAGATTGAGCGGTTAGAGAAGGAAGACAAAAAGTACTTTGATGCCGAGTTATCAAAGGTTAAATGGGTGCAGTTTTGGTGCTTTATGGTGGCAGGCTGGATTTCTTATTACATAGTATGGGGGGCTAAAAAATAATGACAGTTTTGTCTTGGCAATTTTGTACCGATAGAACAGAAAATTGGGCTTGTGCAGATAATTTATTTACACATGAAGAATGTACTCAAATTATTAATATTGGTAATCTTAAATTGGAAGATGCAAAAACTAATGGTGAAAACAATGGTGTGCGTGAAAGTCGAATTTCGTGGCTATCTCCAAATGATCTTGAATTTGTTTATCGTCGTGTAACTGATGCAGTTGTTATTATCAATGAAAAATTTTTTCAATTTGATTTATTTGGCATGGCTGAAGGTTTTCAATTTACTCGTTACGATGCTCCAACCGGTCATTATGGAATGCACATTGACAAAGTACTTAACGGGAATGTTCGCAAGTTGTCGCTGACAATTCAGTTGTCTTCACCAGAAGACTATGAGGGTGGCGAGTTGGCTTTGCAGTTTGGAAAAAAGGCTGATGTCATGCCAAAAGAATTGGGCAAGATGGTGGTCTTTCCAAGTTATATATTGCATGAAGTGCGTCCTGTAACAAAAGGAACTCGATACAGCCTTGTTGCTTGGGTTACTGGCAAACCTTTTAAATAGAATAAGGGTCTTAAAAATGAATATGCAAGACATTATGAAGGCGGTTATTCCGATTCTTGTAGCCTGTATAGCATGGCTACTCGGTCAAGTATCCTCATTTCAAACCCGACTTACTCAGATAGAGGGCAAAATGCCAGCCCTAATTACTTCTGAAGGTGTACCAACAGATAGCCCAATATCCGCAGAACGCAGAGCAAAACAACGGGAAGAAATTTACAAAGAACTCCATGACCTCCATGTGCGGGTCAAACTGCTTGAAGAAAGAGGAAAGAAATGATTACCCTATTTACTACCCTTATATCGTTCTTATCGGGCGGGCTACCTAATCTACTAGGTTTTTTTCAAGACAAGTCCGACAAGAAGCATGAGATGGAAATGGCTCGTTTGCAGACAGAACGGGAACTCCAGATGATGGAGCGTGGCTTTCAAGCCCAAGCCCATGTAGAAGAAATTAAGACCCAGCAGATAGAGATGCAGACCCAAGCCCAAGAAAGAGCGTCTTTATATGCTCACGACATTGAGATTGGCAAGGGTGCTTCTCAGTGGGTTACGAACTCTAGGGCTATGGTTAGACCTGCAATTACCTATGGTATGTTCATTATGTTTATGTTTGTAGAGTTGTTTGGATTTTGGTTTGCCTTTCATAGAGAAGTGCCATTTGATGTAGCACTTAATTTATTATGGGATGATGAAACACAGATCATTTGGGCTAGTATTGTTTCCTTTTGGTTTGGAACACAAGCATTTAAAAAATGAAAGTATCTGACAAAGCAATATCTATGATTAAACATCATGAGGGTGTTAGGCAGAAGCCTTATAGATGTCCTGCAAATTTGCACACAATCGGCGTTGGTCATGTACTATATCCCGAACAAGCTAGGTTAAAAATGGAAGATAGATTGCTAGTCCCATTACGACCTGAAGATAACAGAACATTCACAATGGAAGAAGTAGATGCAATACTTAAATCAGATTTGGCTAGGTTTGAACGAGGTGTCGAGCAATACTGTCCTGTTGTTCTTACACAAGGTCAGTTTGATGCTCTTGTTAGCTTTGCTTTTAATGTTGGTTTGGGAACATTACAGAGAAGCACACTTCGTCAAAAGGTTAATCGCCAAGATTTTGAAGGTGCTTCATCTGAATTCTTAAAATATATTATGGCAGGTGGCAAAATTCTTAAAGGTTTACAAAACCGCAGAAATGATGAACGAGCCTTATTTAACTCTTAAGAAATATTATTAATACTACAAACAAACTAAGTATTAACAAACCTTTTTCAGTCCAATATCTGCGATTAAGAACTCGTGGATCGTAGATTAAATACGATTGTATTTCTAACATATCAGCATCCTGTTCAATGTATTTAGGCGGTTGGTAATACTTGCCAATGCTTATTTTTCCATTGTTATAGGGTACATTCATTATTTATTCTCCTTGTAGTATTTTTGCATCTGTCTTACAACTCTTTCTAAATTAGTAATGTGCATTAGTAATACATTCATATCTACATTGCCTGCACAAGCAATGGTTTCTTTTATTTTCTTTACTTCTGATTGTGCAACTATTGTCATCTCAGATATATCCATTAATTCCCCCTTGTAATTTGATTCCTTTTTTTTCAATGATTCCGTTAGTTCTTTCCAACAAATATTCCTCTGTAAGGGAATACCGCTTTTCAAAGCTCTTTCTGCCAAGTCCGTGAATGCCTGTATTTCCACGATGGTGCTCCGTACATAGAGGGATAACAGGGGCATTACTTCTCTTAGAAGTTCGTCTAATGTGATGCAATTCTGCGGGTGTTTCGCCATAACCTAATTCTCTGCAAAGTGAACAACCAAGATTGGCTATTTCGTTAAACAATTTTTTTTGATCTTTTGTCATACTGGTTTTAAGAATGATTGATCTAATACATAGCTAATATGTTCTTTGCCAAATTGATCTACTGTGTGTTTAACCTCTGCATTAGCAAACAAGTTTTCGCAAGTTATAAAGCCAGTTATTAAACCGCCAAAATCATCTAATACTACTTGTATGTATATATCACAAGGATTGTTGCGATGGTATTCATTGACATACATCTTACCTTGAGGATTTCGTGTGGACTTTACATCTACAGTTTTTTTGTTAATTGTTAAGTCTATAGGGTTTTTAAACGGCTTAATTGTAAAGTCAGGCATTACATTAAATTTTTTAGCAACAATAAACTCTGCCATAAATCCATCTATGTCTATTTTTTCCGCATCTCTATCTGATACTTTTTGATCGGTATTGTGGATCATTGCATTAGCTCGCCTTTGTTTGCCCATGTAATGACAAATTTGTATCTCATGCTCAGTAAGCATTATTCTCATTGTGTAGCCTTTCCTTCTGCTCTAGCGGAAGACTCTAATGATCGCCATACCTCTATTTTTGCCTCTGCCCCAACCATGAGCCAACGCAAGCGTTCTGCCTCATATACGGCATCTGCTAATACTTGTAAATGAGCAATGTAACTTTCATGTGCATACGCATAAGATTCTGATGCAGTAATAGACAAACCTTTACACTCATTCATAAGTAATGCCTTTAGGCTTTTACGATACTCAGTAAGATATATCACATTTTTACGAGCCTCTGCGATAGTCTTAGCGTTATCCCTAATAAAGTCTAATGCCTCAAATGGGCTTATCTTTTCTGTCATAGTCCTCTGCTCCTTATTGTTTCTGTTATCTTGTTAATAATTTCAAAGCGTTGTAGTCCTACTGTATGCAGTCCTAATTCATTAGCTTTAGCCATCATTAGCGTGTCATTAGTTCGCCAATCTTGGCTACTGGTTTTCTTTTCTTCTGTTATCCATTCAGCTTTAAAACCGCCCCATCCTCTTTCGCAACAAATAGCTAATACTTCTTCTAATGGCTTACCTGCTCGTTCTGCCTCTCTTGTGATGCCTCTAAGTGCAGTAAGCGTTACCGCCATTTTTTTAGTCTTGCGTAGAGTAAGAAAATCATTCCATACTGATTCACTTACTCCTATAGGTATAGCGACTTTAGGAGCAATCCTATTTGTTTTTATATGGGTAGTGGGTATTGGTTCTTGGTTATTGGTTAGCATTGGGGGTTCAATAGGGGGGCTATCGCTACCCTTTCGCTTTCCCCATCTAGCCTCTGCACCTTTCTTTCCACCATCAGCCATTGCATGATACTTAGCAATTTCTTGATCGCATCGTTTGTGAGTCCATGCTTTATCTTCTAAGACAAAAAACTCCTGCAATATATTATTTGCAAGATCGTGATCCGCTATCCTGCATCGCCTAAATACCATGCCCCTAGAATCATCTGAAATAGGGTTCTCAGTATCGTAGTAGTAGTTCACTAGCCTGTGGTATATCGCCTCTTCTTCAAGGCTTAGATGGGCGGTATGTAAAGCCCAATCCTTAATGTTAAATTGGTAGTAGTGCATAGACTCCTTTCGTAAAGTCTATGTATGATAGCGGTATGTATTAGATACTGCAAGTTCCGTAATACTCAGATAGCACCTTTATTTTAATTTCGGCTTTGCCACCTTTAACTACTGGTCCACGATTTATAAGTAATACATCTATTTGGGAATCATCTACAAAAGCATTAGCTTGGACTAGGGCATCAAATGTGCTTTTGACTACATTATCAATATCCCTTACCCGTTTATCAGGCGGATAAAGTGTAATACATATTTCTAGCCTATTAAGACCAAAATTTATTTTGTTGTGGCTCACCTCTTGAGCTACCTCAGTTTTAAACTGTTTTGCCTTGGAAGTGAGAAATCGCCTATGTCCTTTAAAGCCCCAATAAGTATTGACACTAGGCGGATAGGGGATTGTAAGTATTTTCATATAGGATTTGACAGTAGTATTATTTTCTGTATCATACATATAGGCAAGCAATAACGCAAGCCTAAATACGAAAGGAAACAAAATGTCTAAGTATGATAGTTGGTTAGAATCAGGTGCTCATGCAGACGAAGATGAGCAAGAACAATTAGATGTAAGAGTAGCTGAATTGCTAAAGGGTGAATATTACCCATACTCGGCAGACAATATTCAAGAAGCATTAAGTGAGCATTGTCTAGAAAAATCTATGGATACTATTATTACTGCTTGCGAAAACAATGACAAAGCAACAATAGGATTGTTAGTTAAATCTTCCATATATACATACTGGGAAATCATGGCTAACAATCGGGCATCAAACGAATACAACCAAGGTTTACTTGATTAACACGAAAGGCAAATATGAAAACCTCAGATAGCATTAAAAGTATTGCACCTGCTTTATTACAAGCACAGAAATCCATTACCTTTGCAGGTAAGAACGCTAGGAATCCGCATTTTAAAAACACCTATGCAGATTTGTCTGCCGTAATAGATGCCTTAAAGCCTGCACTTAACAATGTAGGAATTGTATTTATGCAAACACCTAGCCCTAGTGATGCAGGAACACTAGCTTTGACTACAAGGCTAATTCATGCAGAATCAGGCGAGTTTATGGAAGACACAGGTATCTGCCCCTTACCAAAATCTGATCCGCAAGGATATGGCTCGGCTATGACTTATATGCGTAGGTATTCCCTTGCCAGTATTTGTGGTCTATATCAAGATGACGACGATGGCGAGGGTGCTAGACCTGCACCAATAAATCAGCAAGCATTAGAAAAAGCAATTACAGATATATATGCTTGTAGCGATCTAAGTAAATTAAAAGTATTATGGGAACAAGCGATTGTGTTCTGTGGTGCAGACTACACATCTAAAAAACGAGTTAATGAAGTAGTACGCAAACGCAAAGAAGAACTTGATTCTGTGGAGGCATGATGAAAGTCATTAAATCAGAGTTTTGGCATATCTTACAAAAGCATATCCAGTTAAGGAAAGCTAAATGAACGCATACGAATTAGCAGATTTAATTGAAGAAGATATGGAAGAAGGTTTTGGACTAGGCTTTTTAAAAGATGCTGTCAATATGATTCGCCAACAAGCAGACCGCATAGCGGAGTTGGAAAAATGCTTATTTCAAATGCAAAACGCTTGTATTGACTTAACAAAAGAAAGCAAATGAAAAATGACTACATTTACTACAGAAGATAGGGTTAATGCAGAACCAATACCATTTGCAGGAATAGTAAATTTAGATACTGCTCCGCAGGGAACACTTGAGTGGAAACTAGAAAAGCTAGGTCATGTATCAGCAGGTAGCGTATCCGACATTTTGGCAACCACCAAAAGTGGCGAGTCTAAAATGCGAGATAACTATAAGTGGCAAATAATT